AACGATGTAATTAAGAGCATGATGCTCGTCTACGTTCTCTATTATTCTACCATAATCTGTCGTAATTTTTAAGCCATCCCAGTACTTATTCCGCACCAAATCCTTGTTATAGAGGCGCTCTAAGTCCTTGTTTTCCTTACTAGAATAGAGCCACGCGAACGTCTTAACCTTGGCTTCATCGCGAGTGAGGTTATCATCAAAAATGTTCTTTACATTCCAGTCGTGAATATCATTCCGGGGCTGCTCAGCACCAGTAAGGGCCAGAAGCGTTCGAAGCTCTGCGGCGTTAAAATCTAATTCAATAAACCAATCATTAGTGGGAGAGAGACAACTGCGAAACTCCTTGTTCATGGTGAGAATAGGAAATGTAGCGCCTTTGGTGGCTAGCCGGCCCGTAATAGTGCCCCAGGGGTTATAATCACAGATGTGTTTCACACTCTGAATATTCTTGTGAAAGTTCATTCCTCGCACGGAGGACAGCATATGCTTAATGGGGCCCACATCTATGTTTAGGGGGCGATTGCGAATATCCATGGTTAGCTCCACTAAATTATATATGGCATCGTAATTGGCGGGCCGCTCATATGTGTCTAGAACGTGTTGGGTTATTCTATTCTTCGCATTTAAATATTGATAGAGAAAAAATTCCGGCACTACATCGTAAAAGCAATTTTCTTCTAGGAGAAGGTTCGACGTTCTAAACGCTTTCAGGCACGATCTTAAAGTTTTTTTAATTCCTTCCCATTCCTCTTTCATCTCGTCGGGACACACCTCAGTTAGAGAAGCACCCCCACTATAGATGCGGGCGACCTCATATCGATCGCCGGACAGGTGTCCGGAAAGCTCCCAAGTCTCCCCCTCTAGGGGTAGCTCATGGCCTGGTTTAATAATGTTGTTAGCGAAATATCCAACGCAATCGGTCTTGTGATCCAAGGTTTGAAATAGCAAGTGTAACTCCTAGTAGAGCTGTTGAACAATCGACCCCACTGTTGCTATCTTACCAGTTCTGAGCTGATTGTCAAGGTTTAAAAACACATTTTGATTAAGAGCCGGATAATCTGTGGAATAAATATAGTCACGATAAATCAAATTAATATAAGCGGCTACATTTTCCAGGCCCGGGAGATCCGCATCCGGCCGGGTATGGTAAATACCATTCATTTCAGACCGTTGCTTCTGGGTGTTGGGAATAGGGTTCCGCGCTTCCAGGGAGCGTAAATCAAAATAGAGATCTGCCAGAATCTTGTCCGATGTCAGACCAGTCGCGTTGCTTGCCAGAGGACTACGCAGGAAGTTATCGACGCCGAAGGTTCCACAGGAGGCTTTTTTATAACTTCTTTTCTGATAGTAGGGATTCTTCTCCACAAAGGAGCGATAACTATTAAGGAGGTATTGGTCTAAAATGGAGATATCCAAGAGATACGTAGAAATGTAATAGAAATCAAAAAAGGTACTGGGGGTAAGCGGAGTGGGGCTACTTCCATGGAGCTGAATGTACTTTAAAGATGCGTCGGTAAAAAGGTCCGCAGTCAAAAGCCAGGGAGCATTCTTGTTAACAATGAACCCAAACTTCTTGGCGGAGCGCACGTAAAAGCTAAAATTAGGATCAGCTATAAACTCCTCATATTTATAGTTGTCCTCGTCATAAGGAGCGTTGGCTATAGCCACAGTGAGGCCGCTGGTGAATCCATTAATCGCTCCCGTGAGGAGATAATTACTGAGGGTGATTGGCATATACGCAGCGACTCTCTTAAGATAGGGTAGAAATTCGCTGCGAAAAGAACTAAAATCAATAATTTTATCGGTGTACCGGTCCGTCGAGGACTCAAAGGAGCCATAGGCGGCGTTCAAAAATTGAGCATATATTTGGCGGGGATTTTCATAGCCGCGAACGGCCTTCAGGTCCGTTAGGGCTGAGTTGCCCGTTGTGACACAGACGCCGGCAGTCACGGCTGCGCGCATATGGAGGGCGAGCGCGTCGAAGGCTGCAGCCACAAAATCTACAGCCAGCACATTAGAGGCGCCGGCGGCCCCTATAGCACGCAAGTGGTTTTCCCCTACAACAATGGTGTTCTGGACTCTGTCCACCTTCCCATAATACTGCTTATCATACCAGGTGTCAAGGGGCGCCCAGAGATGAGAAGGATAAATTTCCTCTTTGTAGAGTAAACGCTGATAGTACGCGGCAAACGAATCCAGGCCGTTCCGCCCCTGCGGATTGGTAAGGCTTTCTAAACTAAATTCTATCTCTGTCATATCCTAACTATCTCGGTGTGGGATTTATGGTCCACTGCTCGGCTCCTCCTCTTTGGGCGCAGGTTCATCAGTGCCGCCGGTATCGTCTGTTTTGTTAGTTACGAAAGGAATACCTTCCTGCAAGGCTCGGATGGAAGTCGTAAAGGAAGTCTCCGTAATTTCCGATGATACGCTGGTTACCAAATAATACCCATGAAGCCCGAGATAGTTTAACTGTTCTTGGGTCGTATTTATCAGAAGGGGACTTACGTAGGTATAGGCACCATTACGATAAAGGTTGTTTCCTACCATCTCAATATTAACCGAGAAAAGCTCCCGCAACTGTTCGGCCCCAAGAGCACCGTTTTTCTGAATTTTGGCTTCCCGCAAGTAGGGCTGTTCTTCTCTTTGAAACGTGAGCTTTTTAAGCAACCCGCACGGCGCGCCGATATAATTATGATAAATACCTTTTTTAAGATCGTCGTCGAACTTTCCTTTGAGATTCCGATGTTGTCCGTCGGTACACATTACAATCATTCCAAGACCAAACTTGTTGGCTTCTGTAACGTGACACCCCAGTTGCGACTTGGCTTTGGCAATTTTAGCCACTGTTGTCCGCGGGCCGAACTTGGTGGTATATAAGCTCAGAGGCTGGGCGTCGAAACGTTGAAAAAAGCTAAAATTCCCCCCATAACACGAGGACCGAAGGGCCTTAGTAATTAATTGTGCACAAAGGTCTTTGACAAAGTGCAGAAAATAATATTTATCTCTTTCTTTGTCCACCACGTTCTTAAGAAAAAATGCTTGGAATGCGTCTAAAGAGATGGGGAGATCGCCGATATTCAGGAGGCGATAAATAGGAGTACGTGTAAGATTAATGTGGGGGTTAGCTTTCTGAAAGGCGCTGCCCAAAGCGGCTGCCCCGGGATCGGGACACTTAGATAGCTCTTGAGGGTTATTGGTTTGGAAGGCCCGCAAGATATCCACGAATTCCACCTCGGACAAAAAGAAACTGAAAGGGGGGCCGCTGGATCCCACGTTACCTGGAAGATTGGCCAAAATCGCTTCTAACAAATCTCCCAAATACATAAAGTTGACATCCACACCTTCCGGATCATTTTTCTTCAGGAATTCCTTATATCGCTTCGATGCCGAATCTTGCGAGCTTTCGCCCGCATCGCCGGCAGTACCGTCGTTGGCTAAGGATTGGAGTAAATCACCTTGGGCTGCACTCGTACTAGTGGGGCTCCCCAGCACCGTGGCAGCGCGCTCGCGTGCTATATTCCGGCGTGCTGCGAGAGGGAGCTTGGATAAATTTGGAATCAGCAATTGAGTCACCGGGACCTTAAGGCGATAAATCTTTTTAGACTTATAAACGTTTGCTAGGAGCTTTCCATATTTCTCTTTTCGATCAGCCTGTTCGAGTTCATCAATTTTTTCTAAATCTTTCTTATCATCATACTCAGGATTAGTTTTTTTCTTCGCCTTTAGATCATCGCGTAGTTTTTTAATATTAGTTGCGCGGGAGCCGGCGAGGAAGATGTTGCTTCCAGGGTTTGTGGAGAGACCGGTGAGGGCGGCTTGATATTTTATTGTTAAAAGGAGGCTCCCATCTTCATTAAATTGGATATCATGACGTACTTGTTGCAAAAAGAGTGACACGCGTGTTGCATTAAGGGCTTCTTTTAAAATCTCGGCCCGCGAACGCCCGTCGGTGCCCGTTTCTCGGCGCAGGGTGGGATAGATTTTTTCCAGATTGTCGGGGGTGGACCACCCGGCACATACTTTAATGCGGGTAGGATTATATTGTTTAGCCGCCACCACGGGAGCCGTCGGACACGCCGAATTAGGTGCAGCACTAGGGGATGTACCCGAGGCCTTTTTAAGAGTGGGAGAATTAATAACCAGATCTAAAAAAGTGGGATCCTTCAGGCCGGCTTGGGCCCCTGTAGCGGTGGCGGAACCCGCGAAAAAGTCTCCGACGGACTGAAAGAACAGTACTAGAGTAGCGGTAATATTATTATCAACATCGGCGGGCTGAACACCTGCCAGCTCCCACTTAAAACTTTTAATCCCGGCGCCGGGGACGCGTCCCGTCGCCCCATTGAGCATGGCTGTGGCATCTGCCTTGGACATAAAATTAGGAATCTTGAGGGGCTTTTCCACACCGGTGGGTTTGCCATCCTTATCGTACTCCACACGTGAAATACGAATATAAGGGGTCAACAGCGCATGCACTTCTGGACATAAGGAAAGAATTTCATTTACTTGAGCGGTTTGCCCTCCATGGTGAATGCGGGACAAAACAGTCCCCGGAGCCTTGTTAGTATCTATCTCTGTAACATGCTTATAGGGGCCGTGTTTGGGATCTGCCATTAGTTTGCGATGTTCAGACGCTAATTTGTGAGCCTGTTCAAGCAATACACATTGAAAATCAATGGGCTCGATTTTCGTAGGATTAAGATCCTCTTCCTTTTCTTTTTCTTCATCAGTTGCCATTACAAGCCTCTATATCAACCTGATACGACCCGTAATATTTTCTCTAAAGGTAGAGGAATATAAATTAAATCACCCATTTGGAGATTGGTTTCGGTTGGCATACGGTTGAAGAGAGCGATAACCCACCAATACTGCGCAGACCCATAGTTTTCAATGGAGAGCTTATAAAACCGGTCGCCCGTCGCCCACACGTGGGTCTTCCGAGTCATAGAAGAGATTTCTGCAGTCGTGGGATAGCGTAAGGTGGGGCTGTTATAATGTCGAATCCCCTTAACATGGCGTTCTTCAAACAGGTTCTCATATAAAGGCTCTTGATCATAAAAAATGCGCCGGTAATCATATCGCGTTGGCATATTAGAAGTTTCCTTCGATATCTGCGATGGCCGAACTCAGAGGTCCAGGTTCCGTAGGGAGGGCTTCATCATTATCAAAAGCGACGGTGGTATCCCGGGATTGACCAGGGATTATTACGTTGGAGGCGTTTGGAAATTTCTTAGTCGACTTGCCAAAACTATAGGTGGTTCCCGACTTGGCCCAGCCAGTTAAATGTTTATGGAGTACGGTAAACTGCAAACTTAATGAAACCACCTTAGGGATAAAAATACCCATACGGCCTGTGCGCGTAGTTTGTCGTGCCATAATATGTTCTCCGCCCTCAGCGTCCACTGTTTTATCTTTTAGGTACTCCTTGTCGCCGACTTGTTTATAGCTAGACCCGTTCATAAAGCCACCCTGACTTATATCTGGGGCATAGGTTGCGCCGGCCAGATATCCTACGAGTTGGCTTCCATCATTAGGATCGGCGACTAGATTGGTCCATCGGAGCCCGAGCAGAGGAGCTGCTTTCAGCGTATTTTGGATATCTCTAGCATCCGTTTCATAAACAGGATAAAGAAAAGAAATTAAAGAATTAATACGATCGAGGTTGTGTTGGGCTTGAGCAGCATCACCCGATACTACATCAAACTCCAGGCTAATTTGGCGTTGTGTATTTTGAAAGGTTACCAAAGGATCCATGCGTCCATATACACTTTCGCTATTCCAGTTAGAAGTAAATTGGTCCGAGAATGCTGTCACCCATCCCCGAAAATCAATGGTTTGGCGCGTAGGGAGATGAGTAATCCAAATCTTAAAAAATGAATTCTCTATTAGTCCTGGATCATAGCTGCCTGCTTGCATTTTTAGCCCTCAATATAATAAATAGCTTGGAAACAAAAATCTCGTGCTCTAGGGATTAGCAAAAGAGGTGATTGTTTCCGGAATCACTTCTTTGATGATGTCCTTCAGTTCGCGTTCACCAATCCGGACATTAACGTTGATCGTTTGATTGGCCGGAGAACCAGTGGCTGCGCCTGCTTGAGGTGCGCCCGGACCTTCGAAACCCAACATTGAAGCGATTGGGCCCTGAGGCTTGGCGGCGATGATGGTGTCTTGAGGGTTGGGCTCAATTACTTTGCCGTCGGTTGTGATGATGGCATCATTAACTTTAGTGGCAGTATCTCCCGACACCGCCCCGTAGGCATACTTCATTGCTTGCCCAAAGCCCACATCGCCCTTAATAAAGTCGATGCCGACCAAATCCATCAGGCTCCCCCAGGCGTCCGCAAGTCCCAAGATCGCGCCGGCGATGAGTTTGAAGGGGAGCAGGACCAAGTTCAAAACCTGCTGCCCGAAGTTGGCGCCATCGGCTAGCATATCATTCCACATCCCTTTTACTATCTTGACCAGACCCATAAATACGCCGGCAACGTTGACCACTCCCGCGATGACGCCGGCGGCCATACCTGAAGCACCAGTTGTGAGGAGACCCCACAGCCCACTGGCGGCGCTCGAAATGGCGCCGAAAAGGCCGCCGCCGGAGCCCCCCGTTCCCACCAACATTCTACCAAACCACGAAAAAGGTTTCCACAAGAGTTTGCCGAAGCCCTGCAGCATCTGAAGAAAACTGGGGAATTTGCCGAAAAAGCGGGAAAGATGAATTCCCGCCTTCACAAACGGCTTAAATCGCATAGCCAAGCCAACCACCCGCAGCCCTTTGCCCAACTTAGCCATGGCTGCGGCGCCTTTACTCACAGACGCGACCAGACCCAAGAATCCAGCTGTATACAACCCAATCCGCATCACGAGCTTGCCCCCACCGGTGCCGGCAAGCCAGCTCACTTTTTCCGCGAACACTTCGAAAGCGGAGAAGAGGGGATCCATGGTGATAAGAAGATGATTGAATGCGTTGGCCAGCTTGTCCATGGAGGCTTGAGCTTTGCGAGCGGTTTCGGCCATTTCTTCTTTATGCTTAATTTCCAATTCTTCTGCGGCGCTGAGATTGCCAAACAGGCGGTTTGCCTCTTCGGTTGTAACCCCCAAAGCATCAGCAATGGCTTTCTGTTGATACTTGCCAAGATCGCCGTACATGGTTCCTGAGGCGTCCATCGAGGCCTGAAGCAGTTCAAGACGCTCTTCCTCTGTGGCATTAAGCATATCGATAGAATTAAGATAAGGACCGCCCAAGATAGCATTTAAGCGCCCCACTTTCTGGGCGGCGCCGTCAAAGGTGTCGAATGCTTCTCCTCCAATCTTGAGAAGAGCCTGCATGCTCAATCCCGTGGCCTTTGCTTGTTTTTCTAGCTCTTTAAAGACTCCCACAGCATCCTCGCCATAAAAAGAGAGCTGACTAGCTGCCACATTAAAATCCTGGGCTACCCGAGATAACGGTAAACCCAGACTATCGGCGGTATCTTTTAGTTCCTTAGTAAGGTTCCCCATTTGGTCAGCGCCCATTCCTAACGCTTTCGTAGATGTATCAAATATCTGGGCGGTGGTGGATGTCTGGACTCCCAATTCTTGCATCAAGGCGGCTTGGCGGGTTAAATCCTCTTTTTGAGTCTTAGAAAGCTGAGTAAAGCTGGACATCCCGGCGATGAGGGCGCCCTGGGCGGCTGCAGCTTCCTGCGCTGTGACTCCTAGCAGTGACAATTCGCGCTCGACGGTTCGTGAGACCTGGGCCTGCTCTGACATGGTGCCATATCCACTTTGCGCAATACCGTGCTGACGAGCTAAAGCAGCGTTAGTTTTCTCTAAAGCGACCGATAAGTTAAGGGTTGCAGCCGCAATCTTTTTGGTTACGGCAATGAAGATTTCCCCACTTTTAACCGACTCTATGGCCTCCGTTGAGAAAGTCGCAAACTCTCGGCTCGTCATTGGGATATGGTCTAATAAAGAGTTCGCGGCGCCGTCGACTTTAAGCATCTTATTGGAAAGCAATTGAAATTTACCTGCGCCGCGTTCGAGTTCTTTGGCCTGCTCTTTAAAAAGTTCATTACCCTTGATAATACCTTTATTGTTGGTTTCACGCAGCGCCAACGCCTCCTTGAGCTGTTCGGCGTTGCGGGCGCGGGCTATATTGTTTTCGTCGGCTTGGCGGATCTTCAATTCATGCAGCTCCCGCTGTCGTTCAATGTTAAGACCAACTAAACGATGTTCTTCTTCGAGCGCCTGAATGTCTTTATCCATATCCTCGCGCGCTTCTTTGGCGGCTTTACGGACGCGGTTCCAATAGGTTAAGTCATCATCCCCGGAGCCGCGGGTACTGGAGGATGCACGTGATGCAGTGGATGGCCCGCTATCACTTGAGCCGGTATTCCCCCCTTTGACAGCTATGTTAATCTGTTGAAGTTGTTCTAATAGATCGTCAATTGTTGCTGCCATCGTTTAACCCTTAGTTTTTGAAGGGCCAACGCAAGCCAGTTTCGCCTTCAAAGCCGGAGACGGCGCGATCGAGGTCTCTCTTGTTCATCATGGTCCGACCATCTGCGAGGCCATATTTCTGGTAGGCATCCATATAGCGCTTTTCGCCTTTAAGGGCCCGGAAAAACGAATCAATCTGATTCTGCGTACCGCGGATGGTGGTCGGCACATCAAAGCCGGCAATGGACATCCCCATCAACATTCGGCGCACATTATAAGAAAAATCTGTATAGGTGGCTTCATTAAGCTGTTTGATAGAGAGATCGATTACTATTTTTTCCATTGTGGATAATACCTCACCAGTAAATAGTTCCTTAAAACAAAAGGCGCTCGTCCTTGAGCGCCTCTTATCCTAATGTAGTCCTCTTTTTGTTAGAAGACGCCTCTTCCATCCTCTTGCTCTGATCTTCGAATTCTTTTATGAGTCGCTGTACGAACCATCGGCGCAGCTGTGTGGGAAGATTATATGCTTCAAAGATGGACCATCCCCCATGATGCTTGAGGACGAATATTTCTTCATATACTACTTCTTGATATTTATGATTGAGGCCAAAAAAACTCTGCCGTTAAAGGCAGACCAACCTTTCCCTCATAATCGCACTCGGTGCATTCAAAATCAACCGTCATATCAATATCGGGGGCAATTGCATCATAGACGGTGCGAATCTCGCGGGTAATCTTGGTGGGACACTCTGTAATAAATCGCTTAAGGCTCGGTGCGTCAGTATATTCGTTGATACGAACAATGAGTGCACTGAGCTGATCGGTAATTAAAGAATCGGGACCCTTCGCTTTCTTTTTCTTGTCCCGCGCCTTAACAATGCGTTTTTCATCGGCGCCAGTCAAAAGTTTCACCTCAATGGCCAAGCCTTTGTACTGAGGAAATGTAATTTCATAATTTCCATTGGGAAGTTGCACTGTATTGTTCTGATCGAGATCAATTTCTTTATGTGTTAGCTCAGACAGATCATATTCTCCTGTATTTTCACTAACACAAACGGGACAAGTAATCCCCACATTGTATTCGGGACCAAATCCTGTCATTCGAGCCGCAACGAGAAGGGCGTTCTTATCGCCCACAAGCAAGTTAGAGGCCTTTACGCGCTTGTCGACGATCAGAGAGTCAACAACGCGGTCTAAAGCCACTCCTTGCTTGATGAGAGCCTCTGAGGTGAGCATATCTTCCTCTTTGGCGGTCATATGTCGGATTTCAATCACATCGGACCCGCATAAGGGGTGTCCTTGTCCATATAAAATACCGCCACTCGGGAGTTCAACAAACTCCGTGGGACTAATAAATGAAAATATGTCTGTGGTTGGGGTTTCTACTACTGGTGGGGGTGGAGTTGGGGCGTCCGGTTGCGGCGCGCCCGTTCTCTGTGAATTATTTCTTCGTTTTGCCAAATGGCACCTTCTTTCTTGCTATCTTTATCTCAGGTTCAGGTTCCTGCGGCATTGGTCTGCCGGTTTTGCCAGGTCACGGCGTTGGCCGAGATTTCACCCTCTGTTGCAGGATAGTATAAAGCAAAATCATACCGGAAAGTAATGTCAATGTTAAGCAAATCTTCTGTCGAATAATCGAGATCGCCAAATTTGACGTTGGTGACGAAGGGATTTTTGAGTTCCCACAGCCCAATGTCCATTCCCTCTCCGTCGAGTTCGCGAATAAGAACATCGCCTAAAGCGTCGAGAGCATCGGCCTTGTTAGGGGTACCCAAGCCAAAGCCCTCGCCGGCGAAGTAATCAGCTTGTTGATTGGGGTCCATATAACCACCTCGGTACAAAGCCGACATCAGAATAGCATTGCCATCAGGATCAACAGCATTAACGAGCTGGGCCGTCACGTTCTCCCATGTAACAGCGCCAGGGTAGTAATAGGTGTTGCCCAGAAACTTGTGCTCTGTCTCACTAAGGCTGTAAGCTGGCTTCGTAACTGTTTTGCACAGATACTCTCGGTAGGTGGACCGCTGATCATCTGCGGCCAGGTTCGGGAGGTTCAGTAAAAACCTATGTGCCCTGCGGGGCTCCGATGATGCTAAATTCCAAAATGCCATTTTCTATAATCTCCTATTAGATTCTAAATTAAATAGTGCGGGGGGCACAAACCCCCCGCTTTATTTTTAATCTACGAACGATGCTCCCGTTCTTGTAATATTGAAGTCAATCGCAATATATTCAATAGCGCGGGTGGGCTTCAGGAAGATCTGCGCATACATGATGTTTCGATCAACCAAATCTGGGGTTGTGGTTGTCTTGTCGAGGATAACCTTAAAGTCGGAAAGGCCGAAGTTGGTCTTAACCTCCTGCAAGAAGGGGTTGACACGGGCCTTAAACCGGTCCCAAGTGACTCGCACATTTGGATCGAACAGAATTTCGTTGGCCATCTGCGAGATGCGCTTCTTGACGAAGATCATCAGGCGGCGAACATTAATGCGGTCCAGTGCCGAGGGTGTAATCTGAAGGGTCTTCTGACCGAAGATTACAATCCCTTCTGCGGGGAACTTAGCAATGGGGTTAATATTTGCCTCGTACAGGTTATCCCGGTCCTGACGGCGCAACTGGTGGGCGACGTCAACAATGGGGATACCTGCGGAGCCCTCTGTCAATCCACCGCGATTGAAGCCGGCGGGAGCAAACCAAACCTGCGTCTTACGCTGGGAACTAGAGAAGGTGCCGAGAGCGGCAACAGATGGTGGGAGCCAGATGTGCGCACCGTTAAGGGTGTCGCGACCTCGCAACCAGGGGTAGAAGGTGCAGCCGTAAGAGGAGTTAAGTCCTCGTGAACGGAGACCGTTAACAGCCTGCGTGATGCTAGACTGCGTGTTTCCGCGGCGCTCGGCGGCAGAGAGGTTGCTCTGCTCGCGTGGAACAAATCCTTCGGGCAGGTCAATAATGGCCAGAGAGTCGGCGCGATCTTCACAGATATTAACAAGATTGGTTGTTAAGCCTTCTTGTCGCAGACCCGGGAAGGTAGCAAGGTTCATCTCCACCACTTCAGGATCTGCAATGGAGTCCATGGCGCGGCGAATCGAGTTAAACACATAGTTGTTTTTATCCGTCGCAGTGGAAGGCAATGTTGTGGCACTGCTGTTGAAGGGGTCCATCTCCGTGATGTTAACACCATCGAAACCACCGTAAACTGGGATTGTGAATCGGTCGAAACCCGCATCGAGGACACCACTCACCGCACCATTAACGTAGGTGAGAGAATTCGACGCGTGAGAACCACTCGCCCAGACGCCGGCGGAACCGGAGATATCATCCAGGGTGAATTCTACAGAGCGCTCTCGACCACTGCCGACACTAAACATGGACCCAACAATACCGCCGCGAGGACGGAGAAGATCGATGTTCGACTTATCAAACCGAGTGCTTCCCGCTGTCGGAGTGACCTGGAGTCCAAAGTAGGCATCTGTGCGATTGCTCAAATTACCATCAGTGGCATTCACGCGAAGTTCCGGGGCCGGATAAAGGGCCTTGATAAGGAGATTAGTCGTGCCTGCTGCTGCTTCCGAAGACGCCGAAAGATTGAACACCGAGCCGGTGGTGTAGTAACTCCGAAGCCCGAAGCCCGCAGGTAGAGACGAGGAGAAAGGCATTCCGGCCGCGTAGCTGCCCGTAGCAGATCCGCTGACCCAGTTACCAGCGGTGCCGTCGAGGGCCGCTGCAGCGTCGATGTTGACAATCTCTTCATCGTCATACTTTACCATTCCCTGGAATCCGAAGGGTAGCATCCCAACATCACTAAGCAAACCAGCGTCTACATCTGAGTTCATCGCGACGCGAATAAAAGCAGAGTTATTGGGCCAATCGCCCTTCTGGATATAGCGTCGTTCTGTCTCGTCCCAGCTTAAGTACTGGTCGCCGATCTTCCGGGCTACATAACTAAGGGAATCCGGGTTAAGATCGCACTCATCGTATTGCTCGATAACACGAACGGTATTATCGGAATCACTAAGCTGGCGCACGAGAACACTAAACGAGCCGTAGCCGTTGTCGTTATTCGAGGAACGCTTAATGTTTTGAATAGAAATCTTGATATTCCGGTTAGACCAGTCGCCAGGCTCTTGAAGGGCGTGCACCGTAAAGAGATTCTGAGGCGTCGCAGTAGGAGCGGTACGATTGGAAATAATCGTGGGCGTTTGAGCGCTCTGCACAGAGTGGCCTGCATAATCCGATCCCTGTGTGTCGGAACCCGACTTGATCTGGATGAGGGCTCCAAAAGATTGCTTGAAGTTGCCTGCCGCAATCTCTGCGGGAGTAATATTGGCCTTAAGGTGCCGATCAAAAGATTCTCCCAGGAAAAAGGTATCAGCAGTCCCAGCCACAATGCGGCTGTTGGTTTGCTGAGGATTGGTTGAAAAGACTTTACGGATATAGCGCGAATCATTCTCACTAAAGTTAAAGGTTGTAGTAACCGCTGGGGTGCTTCCGGAACCCGCGACGAGCTTAAACTCATAGTTTGTACCTGTGTCACTGACAAAGTTGCCAGAACCGGAGACTGTTTGGCCAGCGCTGGCGCCGCCGAAGGATGCAGTGACGATCCCACCCGATCCTGAGGTCAAGGCGGTGCCCTGCAAACGGAGATAGGTATCAGAATTCGCATAGAAAATAGCTGCCAGTGCTCCGGTCACCTGTGTGCCGGTGGCGTCCAGAGAGCTCGGTTCCCCCGCGTGGAAGATAAAAAGGCCGTATGCCTTGTCCATTTTCCAACCGGCTTCGCCGGCAGTACCGGCGGCTGGGCCACCGTCAGCGGTGGTCTGAGCGCCATTTAAACGAATGTAGGTTAATGGAGAACTATTTCGAAGGTATGCTTGAGCTGCATACATGCCATATGTAGTGGCCGATTTGTCAGTGCCTTCGCGCCAAACATCGTCTCCCGCGCCACCAGGGGCGGGCGTACCGAAAACGCGGACGAATTCCTCAAATGAATTAACCGAAACGGGCACCAACGAGGGCCCCTTTTCTGCGCGGCCGATTACCACTGGGCCGATGCCACCAGGATCTGCTGGAAGCTGGGAGTTATCAATCTCGTTGACAAAAACTCCCGGTGATACAAATCTAAACTTTTTAACTGACATTAGTTGTTTCTCCTACATTGCGAAAATGTTCAAAGTAAATAGTGCTAAATAGTTGGAATGGTATTATTCTCTGTAAAATCCATCTTTAATACTATAGGGGATATCCCCAACCACCGTCCGCTCTCGTCCCATCTTGAACTCAACGGCGTTTTCACGACGGACAATGCGCGGTTTCTCTTGATTTTCTCCTTCGCCCACTAAATAACCCAAAACTTCTATTTTAATTGATGTTTGATAGTTGCGTTGATTCATGCCGAGAGCGGCCTTATTAGATGCGTTCGAAAATGACCCATCAATAAACACTTCATAAAAGTGGCCGGCGTTTTCAATGCGCTTGGGCATCCGCGAATTGCCGGCGATGGTGAAAAAAGGATTTATTAATTCATTAAGTTGTTGTTGGTACTCAGTCCTCACAGTAATATCGTATCCTACCTTAACCCAGACGGGGAGCGGAATAGTTACCGTTTCATAAACCGTTTTGCCGGTGTTAGTTTTGGCTTGTCGTTGATTCGTATTTTTACTTTTGGCCGACACATCCTTTACAGTGCCTCCATATTTACGCTTAGCCATTGCATTTTCAAATTCCGCCGTCTTTTTTTGATTAAGTGTCCGGGCAATTGTAATGGTTCCCCCGGGTGCGTCGGCCTGGGGATATATATTGGCATAGACTGACCCCCTAAAATTGGGCTCTTTGGTGACGCTGGCGCGATTAACGGTAATAAGGGGTAAAATGAGCCCCTCCTCTCCATCACGAAGATCTTTGTTGTGTTTAATCTGATAGGCCCGTTCGGCTGTCACCCACAATACAGGGACTTTATTAAAACCCTTATTGCTGGTCACCGATAAGTTTAAGTCTGCATCCACAAACTCCAACATGGCAGCATCGATAGTCTCTAGAGTAGAGGGGGAAAACTCTATTTCTTCAAGGTGGCTAGCAACCTCCTTGTCCCCCACGTAATCATACTCATTGGCTTCTTTGTTTTGAATCTGCTCCTGGGTGCGCTTGCTTCGGCTCATCTACTTACCCTACAAAAATGCCGACGGGCACATTTTCGAGAACTTTCTTAGTAGCATCCTGCATCGAAGAGTCTGCAATGGCCAGCTGGTCATAAGTGATCTCGTTCAGCAGGGTCTTTAACTCCTCGCGGAGCTGGTCTTGTTCTGTACGAGCCTGCCCCAACAGTTCCGCAGCGTTGAGAGTAACACTTTCGCCCGGAATGGGGACCGTGGCAAACTTGCCCCGCACTTGGCCGAGAATTTCTTTCGTTAAAGCCAGTGCAAACCGGCGAATCCATTGCTTGCCGATCGAATTGATATTTTGATACGGCAGGTTCTCAAAGGGAAGGGTATTGATATTATTAATGCCGGCGGTTCCCTCATTCCCTCTTCCCGTCTCTTCCCAAGGTTCATATTCGCGCAGAATACTAAACTGGACCCAATACTTCACGGGGCTTGTCTCGTCAGGATTAGGAAAAATTCGCAACATATTATCCTTAATCTCATAAGAATAATGGGAAACACGTGTGTAGAGCGCATCTTCGTAGGCCATGGCTTGAAGTTTGTTTTGCCACGTGGGAACAATCTCAAATGTAGAATCATCGGCGTACTGCCCATAAGTCCGCATATTACCGACGACCGAAAAACCACCATAGTATCCATAAAAACGCCACATGGCGCGCGGAGTTCTAAAATATACTTTACGAATGACTAAGCGCTTATCTTTCACCTTCCCATAATAAGGAACCGTGGGATCAGAAGCAGCCGAAGATGATATAATACTCTGTAGGTCATAGTCTTGTTTAGATGCTGTCCTGTTGATAGAAGCAGAATAGATAGGAGTGAGGCCTCCCAGTCCCGCTTCGGTGGAGAGACCTTCGGCGACGCGTCGTACATAGCCGTAATCAAACCGGGGATAGCGCAAAGCCACATTAGATCCAGAAAGGGAGCTACCGGAGACGAGTTGGCCATCTTGGTCAAATGAACCGGTGGCTGCACCTAAAAGACTCGATAGGGAATTCTTGGTCTGGTGAAGATTGATTAAGTAAGAGTATTCTAGAACCGCTTCCTCGTAGGCTGCATAGACATTACCTTCCGCTAACTCAATATCTAACACATCCCCTCCCAGTTTCTTATAAGTAAAAGCAACCTGATCGGCAGCGCCTGAAATAAAACTGGGGGTTCCGGCATAAACGCCGAAGGGAAGCGTTGCAACTACGTTGACTGTACTGCCGGTCGCTGGCAGAATATTAGCATTCGATGTAGAAGCAGGATTGAGTTTTGGAATAGCCATATTATATTATCCTCTGTTTGTCCAATACTAAATAGAAAGCCCCGCCTCAAAAGAGACGGGGCTTTAACTATTTTGACCTTACCTGGGGCTTATCCAGCCATCAGGTTCTTCACGATGACGAGGCCGTACATATCTGGACGGACCATCTTCTTCGCATATCGAGTCATCACGCCCTTGCGAGGCACGAAGTCTTCGACGCCGAAGATCGTAGGTGTGGTCTGCAGCGGCACATAAGGTGCATACACATAACCACTCTCAAGGAAGCTACTTCCTCGGCGGCCAACAAGGACCACCTGACGAGGGAAGTAAGGATCGACGAGAACGTCGAACTTCTTCGAGAGCGAACCAACCTTGATAGTGCCAATGTCGCCACGGTCACTATCTGCAGTCACGTTAGCACGGAAACCAGCGGTGAACTCCAGGAGGTTAGCAACTTCAGGTGCGCACACCACAAAGTTAGCAGCCCCACGCAGAGTCTTGCGATGGATCTGTGCAGAGACATCGTTGATGGTCTCAACAAGGGTCTCATACCACTCACTGACATTACCAGTGAAGTCTGCAACACCAGATGCCAGGGTGGCACCAGTTTCTCGGTTGAGGAACTGACCGGGGTTACGGCTCCAGTAGCGAATACCGGCGCGTGCATCAACAACGAGGTCCTCAAGGATCTCGCGGTCAATTTCAAGAGCGATCTGCTCAGACAGAATCTGAGTAAGCTCGACCTCAGCGTCAAGGTTGTGGTAGGCGTTAAGATCTTGTCCTAACTCCGGGGTCCACTT